CGTTTTAATTGGAACTGAAATTGTTAAAGTGTCTGGTATATCTAGTTCTACTGATACTGGTATAACCATAGCTAGAGCAGAATACACACACGGTTCCTTACTTACAGATAGAGCAGCGGATAGAGGTGGAGCAGCGGCTAGTCACGATGATGGTGACGCAATATACGCATGGTCAGAACTAAATGACCAAAACGGTCTTTCAGTAGTACAACATTTAAGTTTAGAAGACACTATATATCAGCCACAGACATTACAACTAATTTTAAGAAACACTACTAGAAGTAGTATTTATACTGACGCTGGAATTATGGATGGTGTAATTAGAGAAAACACCCCTTTAAAAGTAATTGACCAAAGTAATTTTAGTGTTTTATTTAGAGGTGATGTATCAACCATATCTAAACAACACGATAATAACGGTTCGGCACTACTTGTAACTGCTTATGACGCTTTATATCAATTAGGTAGAAGTAGAATTACAGGAGAAGGAAGTGAAGTGTACTATAGTGCTGAGACCGCTTCAGGCAGTGGGACATCTTATACTGGGTCTATAGCATCCAAAGCTGCAGATGTAGATGATAAAAGAATATCATCACTAGTTAAAAAGTTAGTGCAAAATTTTCAACCTGATATTGGGGATGGGACTGATGGAGCAGAGACTCAACTAACCACAACAGAACCAGTTTCTAATTCCTCTAATGCAGAGGTCAGATTTAGACCATCTGATTCAGAAAAAATTGGGTCTGCTATAAATGGTAGAATAAACTTTGCATCAACTCAAGATTCTGTTTTACATAGTATACAAAGGTTGGCTCTTACTGATAAAAACCCTGATACAAATGCATTTGGGTATAGTTTCTTTGTAGATGCTAATAATTATAGTCCTTCAACAGGATTAAAAACTGTCCCATTATTAAACTATGGAGCCACAAGTTATTTACCGGGAGCAGCAACTGATGAAAGTGGGGGTTCTGGCACAGGGGATTTAACATTTCAAAATGTAAGTACTACAGCAGCAGTAACTGAAAAAGGTAGTGTAAGGCGAATAGTTCAAGGAGCTAGTTTTGATGAAATAGGTGCTGAAAATGTCAATGTAATTAATGTGAGATATAGGGATGGTCAAACTGGACAAATGCGTGAGATAGAAATGGAAGCATTTTATGTAGGCACTGGAGGTGCTTTTAGTGACGAACATTTTTTTCAAACATATAATGCTAATGGAAATCTCATTGCTAACAAAAGAATAGAAGCATCAGCTGGAGATACAGCAGGGGCAGCTGGAACACATGATAATAGGGTTCATTATGATTCTGCAGCTGCAAAAAGCCAAGGTTCTTTTCCAAGTAGAGTGGTAGATGCGAATGACGACATAATAGGATATGTTCAATATGCAGGATTTTCTCATAACTCGGCAGGTTTATTAGTATTATCAGGGACTACCAACACAAGTGCTGATACTAATAGAGCAACTGTGTCAGCAGGGCAGACTATATATTTAGATACAGCTAGTAGTGGTAATACAAAAGTGTTAAGTGCAATAACCGACCCTACAAAAGCTAATACATTTAGACCTGCAGTAGCTACAGGAAAACGTGTAGCAATTACCATGGAGTTTGGAGCTGATTATAGTGCTGGTAATATTAGAGAAGCCGTAGCAGCAAGATTTTTAGCTGCTAATAATCCTAAAGTACGAGGCAGGTTCCAAGTTACAGGTGCTTATCCAGCAATACAATTTCAAACTCAAGTAGCAGCCAGTGGAGATACTATTACAGAAACTACTATTGGAAGTAGAACACTAGTGCAATATACTGATGCAAGTGCACATGGTGGTGGTGTTGTTGACAGCGGAAATAATGTCACACTGAGTGGATATAGTGATTTAGTAAAAGCTGGTAATTCCATTATGAAATTAGATGGTGACGGGGGTAATGTATCAGAACATGGTTATATAAACTATGTAAGAAAAAATAGTGCTTCCGGTCAAGAAAATTTAAGATTTATGTTAAATAGTGGAAGTATATCAGCTAATGATTATTTAAGATTTGCTTGTCCCATTAGAGCGGGATATATGATTAAGATAGATTCACAAATGCATGGGATAGCTGCTAGACCTCATTTAGTAACATCTATGATTTATAATGAGACTGCAGGTAAATCATATACAGATATTGAAAGTATTGGATTTAGAGACGGTACTATAAAAGTAGATGGTACATTAGATTTACAAAGAGCCATTGTAGCTAGAAGACCTAATACCTCTAATATAGATGATATGACAGATGATGACTATGGGGGTAGTTACGCCTTTTCAAACTATAAACCACATTGGAGAGGACAATTTTTTCCGGGGCATACAACAGGTTCAGATTCAACGTCAAGTATATCTGATGTCAACAAAGCTGTATCGTGGAATGCGGGTACTTTATACGTAAACAGTCAAACTTTTGCTATAAACAAAGGGGACACTAGACACGCTACAAATGGTCTTGGAGGTTTAGAATCGGCTGGTTTATTTAGTGACACAGATAGTGACAACGATGGTAATCCTAACAAACATTATATTGTATTTTTTGACCCACACGTGTCAACAACAGAATTTTTAACTCGTTCAGAACATCAATATGAGCAAAGAAACGCTCAAGTAGGTAGAGATGTTGTTTTGGCTTCTGCTCTTGGAGATAATGATTTGTATCCTATGTCAGCTGAAAATGTAAAAATAGCTAGAGTGTCTGCAAGTCCAACGGGGGCTACGGCTAAAATAGAATTATTTGTAAGTCAAGGAGCTCCAACTACAGGAGAACTTTCTGATACAGCTAGTACGATAGTATACTCTAGTGGTAGATTAGGGGGGAGCCAGCTATCAGGAGATGTAGCTAACAATTGGATACCTTCAGTAAACAACACTCATGACTTAGGAACATCAACATTTGCATGGAAAGATATAAATTATGAAGGTAATATAACAGATACTTCAGATGCTAGAGTAAAAGATAATATTGAACCATTAGAATTAGGATTAAACTTTGTTAATGAATTAGAACCGGTACAATATAATAAAAAAAGTAATCCTACTAAATTAGACGTTGGTGTAACAGCTCAGGACGTATTAGACGCTATTGAAAAAGCAGGTTTAAACCCTAAAGAGGGCACAATAGTTCATGAAATAGAAACCGATAACAATATGCGACTAAATTATTTAAAATTAATTGCTCCAATATTAAAAGCAATACAAGAGTTATCTGATAAAGTAGATAAATTAGAAAATGAAGGCAAAGAATAAAGTTGTTAGACTTAGGAAACAAAATCCCTTTATGTCTACAGCTGAAATTGCAAGAAGAGTAGGAATAACTAGACAGTCTGCAAGTGAGTTTTTATTACGAAACAATCTAGAAACCAACCCACCTAAACCTAAACCTGTGGTATACTGTAAAGTATGTAGGTTGGCAACTACGGACCGTTACGGACTACATGATGGTGAATGTAGATTCAGGTGGAACAGAATAAAACTGACTTGCTCTTTTTGCAAAGTTCCTTTTTATAGGAGCCGGAAAAGAATAATGCAGGGATATAGATTAAAATTAAAGAATGTTTATTGCACACGAGAGTGCTATCAAACATATAGGAAACAAAATGCAAATGAAAATAGACAACGACCTGATACTACAATGGGAGCCGAAGATTAATAAAATGTTGTCAAACATTTATATACAAGGTTACGATAGAGATGACCTTGCACAAGAATTACGAATGATAGTTCTTAAAGCAGCTAAGTTATATAAACCAAATAGAAACGCTATATTTCATACATACTTACATACAGCTATGGTAAATAGATTAAAAACACTATGGTTGCAAGCAAGTAAAAAGATACAAAGTTATAGTTTAGATTTAGAAACCGCAGAAGATGATAACTCATATAGACTAAGTGACTTTGTTAAACAACTAGATGTAAACTTAGATGAAGTAGAGTTTGTAGATTATTTAGACTCACTTAAGTTAGATAAAGGTGAAAAAGAGTTCTTACTTAAAAAATTTCAAAACCACACTATGAAGGACATAGAACAACAGTTAAAAAGTATTTCTGACACAAAGATTGTCAATGGACAGGAAGTTGTGGTAAACTACTCCATATACAAAGTGAAAAAATCGCTAAGAAATAAATTAAACGAAGAGAAATAGTATTGGAAAATTTTAATTTTATAGAGTCTGCAGTCATTTTTAGTCTGTGTGAATCGAGTAATTATAAACACTTTACTCATTCACCCAAAGATTTTGCAGAACATGGAGAAACATTTAAGTTTATACAGGACCATATCGACACTTATAAGGACTTTCCTAAACCAGAGTTACTAATAGAGAAGTTTGATACGTTAAAACCTGATGCACAGTCAGTTAATTTTAATTATGCCCTTGATGAATTTAGTAAACAGGTTATGTTTAGAAATATAGTAAACACTATTAACTCTAATCAAGCCATATTAGACGAGAATCCTAAGAAAGCATTAGGTAGTTTGATAGAGGGTCTAAGTGACATAGAGATATTACATGATGAAGATGTAAATCAATACGATAATGGGGCATTAGATAGGTATGAAGAGTGGAAAAGGCGTAGTAGCATTAGGCAAATGGGGGATGGATTGATAGGTATACGCACTCCTTTCCATTTAATTAACGCATCTGGTGTTGGTTGGCAACCCGGTGACTTAATTACGTCTTATGCTAGACCTACAGTGGGTAAAACATGGTTATGTTGTAAATTAGCAGCAGATGCTGTGCGTAGTGGGCATAAAACACTGCTTGTATCTACAGAAATGCCTACATCAGCTATAGCTTTGCGTATGGATGTACTATTAGGGCACTCATTAGGCTATAAACTATCACATAGTGCTCTTAGAAACGGTAAAGAGATAGATGAAGGCGAATATAAACGCTTTTTAGAAGAAGTAAACTACAAAAACCTACTAGTATGTGACCATATTAGTGGAGAAGACAGTATATCACTACCTAGCATTACTAATTTAGTGCGTAAGTATAGTCCAGATGTGTTAATTATTGATGGGGTATACTTAGTTTCCACTGCAGATAAGAATAAAGCTGCATGGGAACAGTCACATTCATTGTTTTATGGACTTAAGACGATGGCACTATCTACAAATACTACTGTGGTTGCTTCAACACAAGCAACTAGGGATGCAGCAAACATGTATTCACAACCTACGGCAGGTCAAGTAGCTTTTGGAGATGCTTTAATAAGGGCATCAGACGTAGCCATATCTATGTGTATGATAGAAGATGAACCACAATTAAGAGAAATAGCATTTCAGAAATATCGGGATGGCGATTTAGGAGCATCCACTACAGAATTTATCTGGGATGTTGATAAAGGTAGAATAGAGGAGAACCATGACACGTTTGATTAATTTAAAATGCGGAAAATGTTCCGCTAACGGTACATTACGAGTGGGTAAAACCATAGTTGATACAAATGAATTACTTAATAAAAAAGTTTTAGGCTTGGTAAAGAATGACCCATATTGTTTTCAGTGTGGTATGACATTTCCTGAAGGCTTTTGGAGGGAAAGTAATGGTTACTTATACCGCGTACAGAGTAAATAGCATGATTGATTGGACACAAGCTCTGCTTAATTTAGGCATAGATGTGCCTGTGGGTAGTGATGAAATATCTATACTTTGCCCTTTTCATGATGATAACTCAGAATCTTGTTCTATAAATTTAGATAAGGGCGTGTGGATATGTTTTGCAGGATGTGGTCAGGGTAGTTTAAAAAGTTTTATACAAGAATATAAAGATTGGAACTTTAAACAAGTAAACCAATACTTAGTAGGTTATAAAGATACGCACAGTAAAAGATTATTTATTGAACCACCTCTTGTAGAAGAAGGACCTTTACCAGAAGTTAATGTGCCTTTTAAGTTAGGCATGGTCCCTAAATGGATATTTGATAGAGGGTTTGATAAACAGAGTATGAAAAAATGGTTGTGTGGTATAACTCCCGCAAACGGATTAATAATACCTGTTAAAGATATTAATTTTAGAACAGTAGGTTGGATTACTAGACAGGAAAAACAAATACCTAAGTACTTATATTCTAAAGGACTTAAAAAATCTCACATATTATTTGGACAGCCTTATATACGGGACTGTGAATATGTATGTGTTACAGAGGGACCTTTGGATGCTATGTGGCTTAATCAATTAGGATTTCCAGCTGTTGCTTTATTGGGCATGAGTATGTCAGAAAAGCAAAAAGATTTAATATTGACTTTACCCACTAAAGAGATTATACTATGTTTAGATAATGATGCGGCGGGACAGAAAGGTAAAAAGAGAGCTTTTGAATTATTAGATAATAAAATTAAAGTATCTCATATAGATATACCTAAAGAATATAAAGATGTGCAAGACATCAAATCTTATGGTATACTAAAAAATGTAATTAAAAATAAAAGATACTGGTAAAGGAGGCTTAATGTCAGGAATCAGTATGATACAAAATACAATACAGAATAAAGAAAGCAGGACACCTAACGGGTCAGAATCTTCTGGAAAAGAAGTTTGGCTTAAAGATGGAGACCAAGTTTTTATGAAAAGTATTGCCACAGGTGAAGAAGGCGATATTCACTTAGATGATTTTCATGTATATGAATTTCAACAAGGCATGGATAAAAGTTGGACTAGCGTATTAGTTGTAGACGGAGAACCCGTTGCATCTGTACCTAGCGAAGCTATGGTTTATGAAGATGGAAGAAGAAGACAACCACGACATAAGTTTGCACTTTGGGTGTATGTAACAGAGATAATGCATGCAGAACAAAGAGTAGACTCATGGGAAGAAGTTACTAGCCCATCTGGTAGTAAACTATTTAAAGAAACTGTTAACGATTTTAAAGTTTTAACTCTATCTTTTGGAGCACAGAACAGTAATTGGAATCAGTTCGTAGACATCTTTGAAGATAATGGCTCATTAAGTAAGTCTGTTATCAGAGTAAAAAGACGAGGTAGTGCATTAGACACTACATACACAATCACTTCTACATCAGGAAGCATTGAGTTACCTGATGACAAACAAGCAGAAGTGCAGAATCTTACACCTATTAAAGAGTATTTAGGTCAGAGATATGGTACTAGCGATGTACCATCTTCTGACAACGTACCATCAGATGCTGTAAGCGTTGATGACGATGACGACTCTTTATTCTAGGTTAACAACCTCCATAACTAAAGACTCTCCGGCTTATGTCCTGCCGGGGGGTCTTGCTAATTCAAATATGATAGTAACTTCAGACACATTTACAGAGACATTAAATTCACTACCTAAAGTATCAGAGTGGATTATTGATGTAGAAACTAACGGATTAAATCCTTATGACATGAATCAAATATGTGGTATAGGATTAGTGCCTGTGACTGATAGTGACTCTCAAATTTATTATTTTCCTTTTAGACATCAAGCTATATACGATGAACCTTTCTATAAACAAATACCATCTACTAAAATAGTTAAAACTAAAAATGACGATGGAGAAGTTATTAACCAAGAAGAGGTGCCCACTACAATTTGGACAGAAGATACTGATGTGGTTGAGTATAATAACTTATCACAAGCCCAGCTTAATGAATTAGTAGGGTTTATTAATGATAATTGCAAAACTTTAATCGGATATAACGTAAAGTTTGATGCAAAGTTCCTAGAGAATGAAGGCATTAATGTACCTAGTATGAATCTTGTAGATGTATTAGTTATGGTGCGAATGACTGAACCTACAACTATGAATAGGCTTAGTCTTACAGATACTATTATTAGAAGTTACGGGGAAAATGCTGGATTATATGATATTGAAACTAAAAAAATATTAAGAAAGCACTCTTGGAATAAGAACTTTGCTACAGCACCTCCATATTATTTAGGACCTTATTGTGTACAAGATGTGTATTGGACAAGAAAAGTTTATCAAGATAGATTGCGTAATTTAGAATTATCAAAACAACTAGATTTATTTAGATTTCAAAATGATTTAACTAAAACACTATACATGATGGAAAAACGGGGTGTATTAATAAATAATAAATATGCTAAAGAAGCCTATGATAAAACTTTAATACGAATAGATGTGTTAAAAAACAGAATATATGAATTAGTGGGGCATGAGTTTAATATTAGTAGCACTAAACAACTAGGGGAAACATTTAATGCTATGGGTATACACTCTCCGTTACGCACTGCAAAAGGTGCTGAGGCGTGGAATGAAGAAGCCCTTGTAAGATTAAACTCACCACTAGCCGGATTGATAAGACAATACAGAGCATTAGAAAAGATAAGGTCTACATATATAGAGCCTTACTTAGAGCTGCCTGTGCTTCACACTAGCTTTAATAATTGGGGCACAGTAACAGGTAGATTATCATCTAGCTCTCCTAACTTACAGAATATACCTAGAGATACAGTTTATATTGAAGATAGGCAGCTATCTGAATCTGATAAAGCAGATGTTAGAGATAGAGTTGCTGCTATAGTATCTAGTAAAGGTGGTAACTCAAGCACTGAATTAACTGATGAAGTGTTAGATACATGGAGTTTTTTAGGTGGCGATAAGTTTAACGCTAATGATGATAGACAAATTGCCATTAGAAACTTATTTATACCTAGAGATGACTACAAAATGATAGCGTATGATTACTCTCAAATGGAAGTTAGAGTATTTATGAGTTATGTAAATAACGAAGAGATGAATGAATTGATGAAACAGGATGATGTTGACTTTCATGGAGAAGCGGCAAAGATAGCTTTTAATGTTACAGAGGATGACGAACAGTTTAAATTCTTCAGACAATTAGCTAAATCAATTACGTTTGGAGTTATATATGGTATTGGTAAAGATAAGTTAGCTTTGCAATTAAATACTACTCCTGACGAGGCTGCTCAATATAAAAATACATACTTAGAAAATATGAAGGGTTCTAGAAAATTCTTCAATGCTGTTATTAAAAAGATAAAAGCAGACGGCAGAGTTAGGAATAAGTATGGTAGAGTATATAGAGTACCTAGTGAATTTGGATATAAGGGTGTTAATTACTTAATTCAAGGAACTAGTGCAGATATAATGAGTGAGCGTATGGTTGCTGTGGCAGAATACCTAAAGGATAAGAAGAGTAATCTGTTACTACAAGTGCATGATGAGATTATCTGTGAGATACATAAAGATGAGGTAGATGATGTAGCCCCTGAAATAAGAAGATTAATGAAAGAGAACACTCTTAATATACCACTAGAGGTGGATATGGAAGTATGTGACCCTTCATGGGCAGTAAAAAAAGATTTTGATGATATAAACAAGTTTAATTTAGAAGAACATATAGATTGGGACTAATGAAAGTAACAGCAAAGAAAAACGAAACATTTGAAAAACTATTAAGACGTTTTAAGAAGAACTTACAAAAAGATGACACTCTTAATACTTATAGAGA